CCTTTAAATAGTAAACTGATGCCTTGTCCTTATTATCTACCAGATGATTTTGGAATTATTCAGTTTGAGTACAATCAAATATATGCAAATATTCAAAGAGGTGATAGAGTAACCATTAGTGGTAGTGAAGTCTGGGAAGTTATTGACGGATCTTATGATACGAATGAAAGTTCCAGAACTACTGGAGTTCTATTCTGTGGGAGGGTAGTCTGATGGCTGATTACGTTTTTCCTGGGTTACAAACGGCAGTTGATGGATCTGTGGAGAATGCAGAATTTGGATCTGCAATTCCAGTTCCAACAGACATTGGTTATACAATTTATCCTACATATGAAGACTTCCAAAACGGAGAAAGGTATACCGATTTTTGGTTAAGTAAAAATATGACGATTGTCTCTGCTGTTGAACCCACAAGACCACACACTGGTCAGATGTACCCACGATTCGATAACTAAATAAAAGAAATTGATTTAAATTATGGCTACTTCGATTAAAGTCTCTGATACTATTGAGAGACTTCCTGCGAATCCATTCGCTTTTGAAGTTCTAAATCTTGCATCAAAACAAAAAACAAACGCAAAGAAGGCTCAGGTACTAAGGGAATATAACGATCCTTCTTTGCAGACTTTATTGATTTGGAACTTTGATGAGAGTGTAATCTCCCTACTTCCTGAAGGTGTTGCACCATTTGCTAGCACTAAAGAACAAACTTCTTATTCTGGAACACTAGGAGAGAGGATTGAAACTGCAGTGAATATGATGAGTGAACTGGGTTCTCAATCCCTTGGTTCTCAGGATCAAGGACAGACTTCTATTAGAAAAGAATACAAATATTTTTACAACTTTATTAAAGGTGGTAACGACGGACTCTCTTCTATGAAGAGGGAGACTATGTTTATCAATATTCTAGAAGGTCTACATCCCCTAGAGGCAGAACTTCTCTTGCTCACGAAGGACCACAGTATACAGTCGAAATATAAAATTAGTAAGAAAAATGTATCGGATGCATATCCAGGAATACAGTGGGGTAATAGATCGTAATTTAGATTCCCCTACACGCTTGACAAAGTAGGTACTCTCGGATATTATAAGTAAGTGACCCCACCCAACAAATGTAGGGCTACTCACACAAAGTGGTGTTACCCACACTACTTGACATACTATTCAATTTTTAGTAGTATAAATACTTAACCTTTTGTCTTTCAGACAATTAAAGTAACAAAAGGTAATACTTAAACGGGACAGTCGAGTCCCTATCCATCTGCGGGTATCCATTCCGCAAGTAAATAAAGGTAACAAAAATGTTTAAATCTGTATTCGCAGCCTCCGCTGCTCTGTTCGCATCCGCCGGCGCTGCCCTTGCAGGTCCCTACGTCAATGTAGAAGCTAATGCTGGTTGGACTGGATCTGATTATGATTCAACGACGACAGACCTTCACGTAGGGTACGAAGGTGCTATTGGTGAGAGCGCATCATACTACGTCCAAGGCGGCGCTAGTGTAGTCTCCCCTGACGGTGGCGAAAGCGATACCGTTCCTTCTGGTAAGGCAGGTCTGGGTCTCGGACTGACTGAAGCACTCGGTGCATATGGTGAAGTATCCTTCGTTGGTTCAGGCGACGAAGATCTTGACCGTGGTTACGGAGCTAAGTTGGGCGTCAAGTACAACTTCTGATCGTTCATATAAAATAAACATCTAGATGTTCGGGGACCCTGACGAGGGTCCCTTTTTAATGGTTAAAATTGTATTAATTGTCTCTATATAAAGAAGTTTTTTTACTAAAATGAAACTCAAAGCAATCGCATCAATCGCTGCTGTCACTCCTCTGATGGTTGCCTGTGGTAGTGGATCGGATAATACTACATTCAGACTTGATGCAGCAGGTGCTACATTCCCTGCTCCTCTTTATACTTCATGGTTTCAAAGATATAATCAAGAGACTGGTAATCAAGTAAACTATCAAGCAGTTGGTAGTGGTGCTGGTGTCCGTCAGTATATTGCTAACACAGTTGACTTTGGTGCCAGTGATGGTGCTGTAAGTGATGAGAATCAGAAGATTCCAATGGTCCACATTCCTATGACTGGTGGTGCTATTGTTCCTGCATATAACTATCCTGGTTGTGAAGTCAAGATGACACAGACACAACTTGCTGATGTATATCTTGGTAAGATTACTAACTGGTCTACCTTTGGATGTGATAGTAAAACTATTGTTCCTGTATGGCGTTCTGATGGTAGTGGCACCACAAAAGGTTTCACTAACTCCCTGTCTGCATTCTCTCCTGAGTGGAAGAAGAATGTCGGCACTGGTAAAGCAGTAGCATGGCCTGCTGGTATTGGCGGTAAAGGTAACAGTGGCGTTGCTGCTGGTATCAAACAACTTGAAGGTGCTATTGGTTACCTGAACTATGGTTTTGTTGTCAACAGTAATAGTTTCCAACAAGTATCCCTGCAAAACAAAGCAGGTAACTATGTCACAGCAAATGCTGAAACATCTGCAGCAGGTCTGTCAAGAATCGTCCTTGACGACCAACTTCGTGGTGCTGATGCTAATCCTGCTGGTGACAATGCATACCCTATTGTCTCCCTTACTTGGATCCTAGCGTATCCTGAATCCAAGACTGGTGTGAAGGAGACTCTTCGTTATATGTTGAGTGAGAAAGCACAAGCAATGTCTGATGGTCTCGGTTACGTTCCTCTTCCTGAGGATCTTCGTCAGAAAGCACTTGATGCTGTTGACACCCTTAACTAAATCTAGTATACTTGGGGGACTTAAAGGTTCCCCTTTTTTTATGAAGAAAAAAGTGCAAAAGATGTTGGAGTGGTTTTATGACGACTCCGACAGAGGAGAACAAAATATCTCTGAATGTAAAAGTATCTATGAGTTAGTAGAGAAACTTCAATGGAGAATGGAATCTTTAGAGAATGAACACATGATTTTGTTGGCAGAAATCAACAAACTTAAATTCGGAGTTTGTGAGACAGAAAGTGATTAGTCATTGCGATATATACTAACGAAGGATGAATCTTTACTATGTCTGAGTTTCCAAAAGATTGGAGATACGCTGATGACCGTATGCAAATGAGAGCAATGGTCTTCCGCGCTCTTAGTCATCATTTAGAAGAACATTGTCGATCAGTTTACGAATTTTGTCATGACTGGGTAAGTCAAGGCAATCAAAATACAAACAACATTGAACACCATTTTCAGAATTATTTGAAGGAGACCAAACGTGAACAGATTTACAAACTTGAAAAATGTCTTGAGCTCAATCCTGATTGGTACTTGCCTATTAGGGACGACTCCAGTTCAAGCTGAAGAAGAACTAACACAAGGTTACTACAGTATGGATGCAATGGGGTGTATGCTACTGGGAGAATGTACCGATGGAGTCAAAGAAATCAATAACCTTTTGGATGTTTCTAGTCAGTATCCTAATACTGATTCCTTTTATCCTATTACTTCTGAGTTCAACTCAATGCTTTCTTCCCTTAACACAATCGGAGTTAAGGTGTTTCTAGCACCAGAGAAGTATTTTCCAGTAGGACATCGTGGTGTCTATCACACTGTCTCTAATAACTTCTTTTTGAACGAAAGATTTATGGGTCGTCCACATATTCTGATGAGTGTGATGCGTCATGAAGGATGGCACGCCGCACAAGATTGTATGGCAGGGACTATTGATAATAGTTTGATTGCTATCATCATGCCTGAGGATAGTGTTCCTCCTATCTGGCGTGAGATGGTAGAAGCAACTTATCCAGAGTCTGCATGGCCTTGGGAAGCAGAAGCATCTTGGGCAGGTAAGACTGAGGCAATGACTGCGGATGCACTAAATGCCTGTGCTGCTGGTTCTATGTGGGAGGTTTACAAACCTACCCCGATGACGTTAGAATGGTTACGTGAAAACAAGTTTGTCAACTGATGGTAAGGACTCAAAAGGCTTTCGAAAAAAACGTCAAGACTCTAAATAAGAAGACTTCGACTACCAAGAAACCTCGTAAGACCAAGAAAGGAGACTTCAAATTTGTCTTTACTAAGTCTAAGGATGATGCACTCTTTCCCCATGTACCTACCTTTCCATGGCGACTTGAAGATCAACGGGAAGGTAAGACTTGTTGGTTTCAATGTCAAGAACATGTCGAGAAATATTTGACTCGATACAAAATGACATCTAAGGAATACAAATGTCAGTTGGACAGTAAGTATGCAGATAATTGACAATCTTCTTAATGAAGAAGATTTTAATACATTACATGACACTATGATGAGTAATGCCTTTCCCTGGTATTGGAGTTGGACCAAGACCAGGGATCCTTTTAATGAAGGTGGCGATCATTGTGTTCATAACTGCCAATTCGTTCATCATTTTTTTAGAGACTTTCAAATATCCACTAATCATTGGTATATTATAAAACCAATTGTAGAATACTTAAATCCTTCTGCCTTTTTAAGAATAAAGGCGAATATAACAATGGCTACACCGCAGATAATAGAAACATATATGCATAAAGATATTAATTATGTAGAAAACTGGAAAACTGCTCTGTTCTATTTGAATACTAATGATGGTTATACTAAGTTTGAACATGGAGAAATAGTTGAAACAGTTGCAAATAGATTAGTAATATTTGATGGAGATACAGAACATTGCGGAACTACACATACAAATTCAAAGTATAGGTCGGTAATAAACTTTAATTATTTTCCTAATATCATACCAGACTTTGAACATCCAGAAGTAGAACCTTATTAGTAATCATGGAACAGCGCATTAGAATGAGGTTTGCATTTGCAATGTCATCATTTGGCAGAATGTTTAAACCATCTGGTATCACTCCAGAAATGAAAGAATTATGTAATCAATGGTCTCAAAATGTTGATGAAGATCCACCCAGAGCAAGTTTGTATCAAGTAGATCGTTACTTCTTAGAACTTTGGAAAACCAGAAAAGAAAACATTATGTAAAAGTTGACGAGTATAAAAAATTATTGTATAATGCAATTCAAGGAAACCAACGCATGACACCTACTATTGACCCGACAGATCCAAGGTACTTTCTACAAACTTCGGATGAACCATATGATAGACATCAATACGTTCTGTCATATAATGGAGAAAAAGAATTGTTATTTGATGATTACGAACATTTGAGATCTTATTGGTTTGAAGCAGTTCGTAATTTCAGTGGGTGTACTGTAAAAGTTTTAGACATCAAAAAGAATAAGAAAAAATCAAAGTCGAAAGGAGGATTTAAATGAAAGTTGGAATGATTGGATTGGGTCGTATGGGCGAGGGTATGTCTCGCCGTATGATGAGGGCAGGCATCGAAGTTTGGGGATATAGAAATAACTACGAGAAAGCATGTGAACAATATGAATCAGGATATATCAGTGGGTGTGCAACTTCACTGGAGTATCTTGTAAAGTCAGTTAAATCTGATAATAAACAATACACTAGTGCTGGTAAAGTTCCTGGTATTTTTCAACTTGTTATTCCCGCAGAATTAGTAGAGGAAACTATCAATGAGTTACTACCATTACTTAGCGACGGGGATATTATTATTGACCATGGCAATAGCAACTTTAAGGATTCTAGACGGAGGGCAGAAAGGCTTTCTAAACTTGGTATCCAATATATTGACTGTGGTACTTCTGGTGGTGTTTATGGTTTGGAGCGTGGATTCTGTCTTATGGTTGGTGGTGCAGATTATGCAGTATCAACCTGTCGTCCACTCTTTGATGCACTCAGTCCAGGAATTGGCGCCGCTCCACGGACCAATGATAAGGACGGGTATGTTCTCTACCCTGAGGAGTATGGATGGATCTACGCTGGTTCAGCTGGTGCAGGTCATTTTGTAAAGATGGTTCACAATGGAATCGAATATGGAATCATGCAAGCATACGCAGAGGGATTTAATATCCTGCATGAAGCTAATGCTGGGTCAGCTTACGTTAAAGAGGGCGATGCTGAGGTTGCTCCGATGGAGAATCCGAGGGATTATCAATATGATATCGACGTTGCTAAAGTGGCTGAGTGTTGGCGTCGTGGTAGTGTGGTTGGGTCTTGGTTACTTGATCTTACCGCTGATGTTCTACGCAGCGATAGAGAACTTAGCAAGTTCGATGGGGGAGTATCAGACTCTGGTGAAGGGCGTTGGACTGTTCACGCTGCTGTGGATCTTGGTGTACCCGCTCCTGTCATCAGCAGTGCGTTGTTTGCACGTTTTGAGTCGCGCCGTCTTGGTGCTTTCACTGCCAAGGTTCTGAACGGTATGCGTGCCATGTTTGGTGGCCACGATGTAAGATGAGTATTAAATAGACATATAATCATTATACTTGCAATGAATTTGTTTCTACGCCCGTTAGAAGACCCAAACGGAGTCACCTGGTCAATCATCTGGTGTCTCGTTATTCTTTTATCGGGCGTTGCTTATTACATATACACCATTATGAAAATGGCGTATGCGGAACTTGAAGAGGATGAGAATGATCACGGTAAAGGATGATTTTTTATCACCCGAAGAACATGAGACCGTTCTTCAGTATTGTTTATCGTCGATGTATACTTATGGAGAAACTGATACCAAAACTACTCCACCTATAGGTATGATACATGAGATTGAAGAAAAGAAAATATGTGAGTTATTTAAATCTAAAACTCAGATTCTTGCTGGAGATCTTAATTTAGAAAGAGTATATATAAATTGTTTTTCTTCCAGTGAAAATCCATATTTCCATATTGATGGTCTTAAAGGTCTCACTTTTTTATACTATCCGCAAAATAATTGGCATATAAATGACGGGGGAACCACAGAGTTCTTTCTTGAAAAACAAATTTTAGGTATTCTGCCAATACCAAATAGAATAGTTTACTTTGATGCAAATATAGAACATCGTGCAACTCCCTTCAGAGATCGTCATAGATTTACAGTTGCAATAAAATATAAATGATCAGAACTGAAGATAACTTTTTAACAACAGAAGAGAATAAATTTGTACTTGATTATTGTTTGAGTGCAAAATTTCGTTATGGTTCAACAGATAATCCATCAACTCCACCAACAGGAATGGTTTCGGATATCTTTAGTGGGAGTGAGATGTATAAATTCTTTCAAAGTAAAGTTGAAAGATATTTGAACGGTCTAAAGATATATTGGGTGTCGGTGAATGTATTTGTACCGGGAGAGATTCCATACTTCCATACGGATTGCGATCAGGGAATAACATTCATTTATTATCCACAGAGAAATTGGCATATGAATGATGGAGGAACAACAGAATTTTTTGTTGACAATCAAATTATAGGTATTCTTCCAATTGAAAATAGATTGATGTATTTTGATGCGAACATACCACATAGAGCAACTGCATTTAGAGATAGATATAGATTTACAGTTGCATTGAGATGTAATAAAGAAGGATTTAGAAAAGATATATATCAATAGATACGAAAAAAACTATGGGCGCAATGACACCACCAAGCAGGAAGAGCTGCTACAACTTTAGAGTAACGGAGATTAATCGTGTTCTTGATGGCGATACTATCGATGTCACTATTGACCTCGGGTTTGATTTATACAAGAAAGAAAGAGTTAGAGTTGCAGGCGTTGATACGCCAGAGAAGAGGACCAGAAACTTAGAGGAGAAGGCACTTGGAATCGACGCAACCAACTGGCTCAAAGAAAAACTGGAGAGTACTATCGCTGGTGATGATGAGTTGTCTGTTAGGACTGAACTTGTTGGTGGCGTCGGTAAATATGGGCGTCTTCTTGGTTGGCTTTACATTGGGGACAGCGACTTGTCCCTCAACGAACAAATGATTACTGAAGGTTATGCTCACGCCTATGATGGAGGCACGAAGGATATGAACCTTGAAGCACTAAGAGAGATTCGTAGAGCACATGGCACGTTAGTAGAGTAACCTAGAAGGATAAATTTCTAAATAGTTTTGCCTTACTGCTGATCCATGCCAGAAGAAATTAAGAAGGAAGATCCCAAGAAGAAAGGTATTCTTGGGAAGATGAAGGAGGCAGCAAGTGACAAAGAAGAGCAACTTGATATTCTTTCTACTTTTGTTAGACTTGGCATCCTTGTTTGGAGCGGCGGAATACTCACGCTGGCGTACATCCAGTTACCACCCGTACTTGGTATTCCAGAACAAAAACTAGATCCAACTTTTATCGCGAGTGTCTTTACTGGGGTGCTCGCGACTTTTGGTGTCCAGGCAGCAAAGAAAGGTGGCAATGGAAATGGTAATGGATCTTCCACTGGTGGTGGCATCACCAAAGAACAGATGGAAAGATTGATTGAAAAAGCAGCACAGACTGCACCTTCACAGACTATTCGTCTTGAGCAGGGACCAATCAAAATTTCTACTGACGACTCATACAAAATGTAACGGAGAACAAAATGCAAAAAGTAATTAACGTACTTTCAATTCTTTCATTTGTTGTATCTGGTGCCGTTGTAGGTACTGGTGCATATGTTTATGTGAATAAAGATTCACTTATTGAACAAGCAAAAGAAGCAGCAACTAAGGCAGCAACAGAAGCAGTCGCTGGCGCACTTCCTGGTATGATTGATGGTGCTATGCCAGAACTTCCTGGTGCTACTGGTGGTGCTATTCCTGCTATGCCCTCTACAACTGGTGGTGCTATTCCATTTGGTATGTAATCATGGAAGGCAAAAAACCACCTCTATTTAAAATAGTTATTGGTAGTGTTGGAGCATTAGTTGCTGTAGCGCACATAGGTTTACTTGGTTATGTGATTGATACCACAAGAAAACCTCAGATTCCTATTATCAATATTCCTAAAGGTGATTATTCATCTTATAGAATTAAAGGTAGTAAGGATGGATATGAGGTTGAGTATCGTGCAAACGATCCTGCTATCCTTGAGTCCCAAAAATCTTTATCCCTGGATAAAAATAATAAAGGATTCTTTGGTGGTAACACCACTGAGGTTAGACGAGAGTGGCGTAGTGATCAATTCACTATGGACGGCACACGCAACCTAGGAGGTGCTGTGTTAGACGGCGAGGGAAAGTCTGCAAAAGACATAGAGTGCATCGTGGCGGACGCTGGCGCACGGAGTCAAGGTGCAATGGCAGGTAGTGCTATTGCTGCTGGCGTTGCTGTTCCTGCTGCTGTTGGCATCCCATACATTGGATGGTTAGCCGGTGGTTGGGCATTACTCTTAGGTCAGAAAGCAGGATCAAGTCTCGGTTCTACAGTTGGTAGTGTATTTAATGATTGCTGATGGACATACCTAATATTAATATACCGAATAATAATATTCGGATTGCTGATATTCGTGATTTAAATATTAATGTAATGCCTGATTGGGTAACTAATCCCCCACAAGCAGTTCCAATTTACCCACCCGTGACTTCGCAGGTGGGTATTCCTATTGTTAATATACCAGGGTGTGTTGAGTCTCATAGGGATAGTAGTGAGAATCAAACACTCAAAGAAGAAGATAGAGATGGTGTACAAGTATTCTGTGATGCAGGAACACCTAGTTATAATCCAATAGATTATGATCCACGTAGGTTAACGATAACAAATGAGGATCCACCACCTCCACCAATCATTCCACCAGATACAAAAACACCAGAGACTCCTGCTACACCAGCACCACCTAAAACTGATGCTGCAAAAGCAGAGTGTCCTAGTAGAGCACAAGAATTAAAAAACCCTGTAGGAAAAATCCTAGAGGGTAATAAAAAGATTACTGGGTATGAGACAGTAGGAAAAGAATGTCTCCCCGT